CCATTGTGGGTCTGGGAAGTTTATCCATCCTTTTTCGTTTTGATTCCACCCCCATTTTTGAATGTGCTTAGGAGTAATTCCCTCTACAGTATTAACTCTAGGAACTCTAAAAACATCCACGGTTTTATTCATATCTAGTATATGAGATAGATTTTCTATTAAAAATTCATTAGGTATTTCATCTGCATCAATTTGGAAAACATAATCCCCACTACACATATCAGTTAACTTATTTTTCATTTTGGCAAAATCACCATCAAAAGAATAGTGAAACCAATTTATATTTTCGGGTAAAGATTTTAAATAGTTTTCTACTTCAGGAGTACCATTATTTGAATCAAATAATACTACTATTTCATCTTCTTGACGTTTATTTTCTAATAAAAAATTAATTAGTCTTTGAATTTCGATAAATTCATTGCAGACTGTGATTGCATATGAAATTTTCATATTTTAGTTTTAAATATAATGTAAATATATGAACAAATTGTTAGAAAGCCAAACTATTCGGGGAGAACTTCAATAAAAGATAAAGCTTCTATAAAATCTTTCTCATCAAACATTTTCATAGTAGTCATATCCATTCTATGTTTATAGAATTGACCCTTTTTACCTGGGATTGGGTATTTTTCTTTTTCATCATCATTAACCTCAACAGATTTAACAGCGGCCCATTTCCAATTTTTTGTTGATGAACCATTAGCAAATATCATTCCTTGTTCTGGTAGGTTTATATTAAGTGGGAGCCAATTTTTCCCCTCCTTATCTTCAAATGTTAAATCTTTATATAATTCTGGTAGTGTATTTAATTGTTCTTCATAAAATTCTTCACCCTTCTTCATTAAGGTGTTTGTATGAAAACCACACCCCATACAAGAGTATGTTGTTATCTTATCATTTATTTCTTGTACATAACAACAGTCTCCCCCACATTTAGGGCAAATAGATAATTTATCAGTATTCATATTTTATATTTTTATTTTGGAAAGTTTTGGTAGTTTCAATTTAGGTAACTCAAGTTTATTTTCCCCTCCTATTTTCTTTAATTTTGGTAGCTGTAATTGAACTTGTTTAGGAGCAGTCTTAACATTTTTATCTAAAATTTCCCCCAATAATTCTTTCATCTTATCATAACTAAAATTAGTTTTACAATAATGAGCTTGACGTTTAGCATTTGGTAAGAAACCTTTGTATTTTTTATGGGTATCCTTTAATACTCTTCCTAATTGCATTTGGTCTACATTAAACCATTTTGCTCCCTCTATAAACCAATTGTTTCTAGCACTAGGGTGGATATCCCCTAAAGTTCCTGGTAGTAATATACTCATATCAGGTTTTAGGAAATCAGTATGACCTGACCATCCTGTGGTAATAATAGGTTTTTTAGTTTGAGTAAATTCAAGTAAGGGTCTTCCAAATCCTTCTCCATGAGTTAGATTTATCATAGCTTTTACTTTATTATGGTTATATAGTTCATTAATTTCACTATCAGTAAATTCACCATATAATAAATAAACATTGGGGCATTTACCTCTAATTGTTTTTTTAATTTCATCTATTTTTTTCAAAATAGCATCCCGATCCATATAAGAGGTGGCCCCATGAGATGTTTTTAATATTAAGGCAGGTTGTTTTTGTTTATTTTTAAATGTCTCACAAAATGATTTAATTAGTAAACCTATATTCTTTCTATCATGTCCAAAACCTCCAGGTAACCAAGAACCTAAAAATAAAAAGTTAAATTCTTCTTTTATACCTGATAAATCTAATGATGAGTTTACGGGTTTATAAACATCGGTATTAACTCCTTCAAATAAAATTTGTGTTTGAGTGTTTAATTCAATATTTCCGATAGGTTGATTGGTTTGTTTATCAGTCTTTTGATATTTACTATTTTTAATACTATCAATTGAATGTTGAGATGAACCTAATATTAGATCCATTCTATTACACCCCTCAACCCACTCCGCAGGACAAAGCGTGCATTCTAAACCTGCGGTTATTCCAACATTATAGTGTCCTTGAGATGAGAACTCATTTGGTATTGTAACCTGTACCCAGATATCGGGTTTTGGATATTGTTGGTTTGGTTGGGGGTAAAATAAGTGTTTATTTAAAAATTTCCATTCTGGGTGATCATCTATAAATCCCCAAGGTGTTGAGCCCCACATTTGGGGGATTATTTTAACATCATATTTATCTAATTCTATAAAAGCTTTGGCAATGTCGCGACTGCGACTTGAATAGCCTGCATAACAATCTATAGGGCAACTTATTATAACTGTTTGTTTATTCATATTTTAATATGTTAATTGGTGTTTTTGTATTTTTTTAAGGTTAATATCAGTATTAATGAGTTCAAATTTACTTCTGGGTTTCCAATTTTCAAATAAGGTATCAATAGATTCTATTATTCTATTACTCATTTTCTCCGCCGTAAATCCAGCTTCATCACTCATAGCCCATTTTCTACCTTCAATTCCCCTTTCTCTCCTCTCCTCAGGACTTAATTCATAAACTTTATTTATTTGAATTGCTGCATCTTCTGCTTTACATCTATCATCCCAAATATAAGGAGTTATAGGTGAACCCTGGATTGATCTTGAAGCTGGGAAAACTGGGAATGCCCATTTTCCATGTTTATTATATTTACCTGTATGGTTAGAAGGTATTTTTGATGAAGGGGTAAACCATTTACCACTCTCATCTTCAAATCTCATTTGATCTTGCATCCCACCTGTTACATTTGCTATAATTGGTGTTCCAGCTAACATAGATTCGGTTAATGTTAAACCCCATCCTTCATTTGAAGTTAATAGAATTTGAACATCTGCTAAATTATATAACATATTTAATTCTACGGGTGATACTTTATTTGTAGAGAAATATATTGAATTTGGGTATTTTTCTTCAAATAATAATTCTCTCACAGCCTCTAAGTCAGTCCCATGTTCACAATTAACTTCAGTATGTAATATAAAGACACATTTATCTGCTTTTTCTTTTGGTAGATTATCTAAAAACATTCTAAATGCCATCATGGTATCTGGTATTTGTTTTCTTCTAATATTTCTAGAGTTAAAAAACATAACAAAATCCACTTCCCTATCTCCAAAAAGGTTTCTTCTCAATTCCTGCATAGGTTTTGAATCTAGGTCTAAAGGTTTGAATAAGTTATGATTTAAACCGTGAGGGGTGTAGTGGATTTGTTTGTAATTTGCTATTTCCCCCAATACGTCTTTATTTACAAATTCAGTATTTTTTGATATAGGAAGTAATAAATCACAACTCTCATAAAATGCCTTATTATAGTGGGGTGAAGGTAAAGAATCCCAAATATTTAAATAAATTATTGGGGTATCCTTTCTAATTTCCCCCTCCATTCTAAATAACCATTCAAAATATCTAGGGTCAGTTATAATAAAAAGAGCATCTGGTTTTTCTATATTTATAATCTGTCTTAGAAGTCCTGGATTACCATAACCATCAACTGGATATAAGGTAACACTAGAATCGTTTAGTCCGGTTTGTTTATCCGTATCTGAGCTTAAATCAAATCTTTTACCCTTATCAGGATGTTTTATAGCTCCTGCTATTTGAACGTAGTTAAAATGTTGAGCCGTATGTAATACCATTTCTTTTGCTATATTGGCTACACCACTTGAAACTCTAATATCATCACATATTAAGAGTATTTTTTTTCTTTGATCTTTAGGAATATATTTAAAATCTTTATTCATATTTTTATTCTGCTTTTAAGGTATAATTTGTTATTTTTCTTCTAAAATCTTCATCTTCCATGTATAGTTCAATTGCTCTTTCACTTAATTTCTGAAATGAGAACTTTCTACGAATACATTCTATTTTAAATGTTTCCCATAATTCGGGGTTAATTTTAACACTTGTTAATTTTTTGTTTGACATGTTTTGTTTGTTTATTAATAATTGTAACGTATATAAGTATGTATTAGTTCTTAAAGACACGCACCTAACCCGCATAATTCATCATCCTTCTTATAATTACAGAAGAAACACGAATTTCTAGAGGCTTGAGGTAACATCTCTTTAGTTGTATATTCTTGTTTTCCATCGGTTTTAATAAAACAATCATTAATAAACTCATTAATAGATTTAACAGCTCTAGATGTTTTAATTTTCCCAGAAGGAGGTGAAAACTCTTGAACCCTTCTTTGAGGAAATTGTGAGTTTTCATAAATTTTTCTTTTTACTATAAAGAATTCAATTTCAATATTTTCTTTTGGAATATTATATTGTTTTGCAAAATAATTTTTGTATAAAATAAGTTGGAATTGTTTTTCTTCATCCTTTTTTGTATAATCATTCCACCCCTTTGTTGATGTCTTTATATCAATTATTTTAAAGGTATTAGTTGGTTCATGATAAAAAACTACATCTAAATACCCCATATATAATACATTTGGATATTCTGAATTAGGGGGACATAAAATAGGGGTTTCAATACCTACTAGATACCACCCACGTTTAGTATAAAATTGACCTTTTCGTTTTTTTATAAATTCTAAAATCTCAACTCCATCATTATAAAATTCCCCTAATTCTCCTGGGGTTGTAAAATGTTGGGATTTATTTTTTGTATATTCGTCTTTGTAATGTTCTCTAAGTTTATCCTTTAACATTCCTTCTATATCCACTCTATCAGCTTCCGCCCCACTAACATTATAAGTAACTTCTATATAATGTTGAAGTGTTTCATGAAATGCTTTTCCAAAAACAGTATGAATACTTGGTATATACTTTTTATTCCCCTCCCTATATTGTAATGACCATTGTTTAGGGCATTTTTTCCACATTGAATATTGTGAATAAGAGATGTTTTTTTGGTAAGCATAATTTAATTCTCTTTTGGGGGATTCCTGTATCCCTTTAACTACATTAGGTATTTTCTTAGCCATAATATTTTTCTTGTAATTTATCTCCTTCTTCAAGGCAAGGCTTGCAAGCATATCCTCTACCTACTGTATTTAATAGTTGGTCATAAAAGGATAACTCATCTAATTCTTTGTCTATTTCGGTTGGTTTATCCCAATCAGCACCTTTCCACCACGTATCTCTACCTAATTTGTCTATTTTTTCTTCCATTTCTTTTATAGGAAGAGTCATAGCTAAATACATCCCAGGCAAATCTGTTTCTTTTGAGCAATATTGACATTTATTCATTTTAATAACTTTTTCTTTTCCTTATCATCAACTCCCATTTCATTTAGTATGTTAGTTAAATCTTTCTTATCCAATATATTAATATACGTAATTATTTCTGAGGAGCCAAGCTTAAAGTAGGGAGTTAGTTTTTCAATTAACTCCTTATTGGGTTGTTTTGTTTTTGATTTAATATATTTAAAATATGATTTCCCTTTAGGGATCATTTCTTTATATAAATTATATACTTGTTTTTTATTTTGTGGTGGGATGGATTGCGCTAAATTAGCAAGTTCAATGTAGTATCTGTTACAGCTTATAAACCTATGCATCATATACGAATTAAACCTTTCCCAATCTTTAACTGTAAATTTTTCAGTTGGAGACTTGTATAGAGTTATTTCATTCAGCCAGTCGAAAATGGACTTTGTTTTATCCTTCAATTATAAAGTTATTTCCGAGTATTCTTCTCTCAATTCTGTTGGGATAGAATCCTTAATTATTTTCTTACTATCTTTACAATAAAATACTGGTATTGGTAGTAATCCATCTTCATTCCCTCCTACTACAAATTTAGATACTTTTCTTAAAAGGAAAGCCTGCCCAAATAAGTGTCCTCCATCAAATCCTGTTACGGATGTTGTATTTTTTAAATCTACGTTTAATCCTTGTGGTTGGTTCATATTGTTGTTGTTTTTATTAATTTATACATTGTTTTTAGTATATCTTTATCTAATTGGTTATCTTTTAGAAATTCATTTTTCCACTTTTGACTTTTTAAATTATGGAATGTATGGTTTGAACCATCAAATCTCATTTGCCATCTATAATTTTCTTGGGGTATATAATCATCAACATCCTTTTTACTAACAGTTAAATCATCTAAAAGTAATCTTAATAGGAAATTTTCTTTTTCACAATGGGTTAGTAATAATTTCTTAAGTAGTTTTTTTAATATATTATTTTTACCAACGGGTGTTACATAAATTTGCCAACAGCATAAATGGAAGGCATATCCCATATAATAGGATTTGTAAATAAGTTTTTGGAAGCCATTCCAATTATCCCTCATATCATATGAATAATTTGTAGTATACTCTTTATTTGATATGGATTTTAAACCTAATATTTTACCAATAACCCAATTTAAACCTAATATAAAGGGTAATGTTATTAATTGAAATAATAAAAATAAATTACTAAATAATTTCCTATATTTAGAGTCCGTCAGTGATTTAACCCAACACCAAAAATCAGGAGTCATCTTCATTCTCCTTGATATTCTATAGGGGATTTTTGATGCCAATTCATTAAGTTCTTTAGTATCATTATTAAGAGATAATGATGTAAGAGCCATACAAACATGATCTCTTGAAACATCATCTTCACCTCTTCTACCGGTACATCTCATAGCTTGGTAAAAATCTTTTTTAAAGTGATGACCCCCCCTAACTTTTCTAAAACATCTAAGAATTCCTTCTTTTAGTTCTGGGTTATTCCAAGCTATATAAGCTAAGCTAGTTCTCCAAAGTGCATCCCCTTGACCTATTTTTTTATTTGGGTCTTGGTTCCATTCCCAAGCATGTTCATACATCATTTGATCATAAACATTGAAGAATTTTTTTGATCTAATATGGCTTCCCTTAACGAATGTATTTTTCATATTACTTGTGGTTTCTTTAATTCTATAATACGTGAGAGTGCTGATGAGATATTTATTTCTTTATCGATCCTAAAATTACTTTGGTATAAATGTCCATTTAATATAACAGCTACAGATCCCTCTCTACCTGGAGCGTATGTTGATGCTTTATCAAACAGAGTTCTATACAATTCTTCAAAATCTTTAACTCCAGAGTCTATTAATATTTGTCTTAAATTTCTATAGTTTGGAGTTTTTTTATTTAATTCTTGTAGTATTTCATTGATATAATTAGATGATACTAATATGGTTTTATCTAAAATAAGCACTCCCTCATTAGTGGATAATTGAATCGTGTTTAGCATTTTCCTTATATCAGGATAATGTTGGTTAGTAATTGTAACTATATCATTTATATCTGATTTAATATTTTCATTATCTAATATATGATTTAAATGTTTGGCTACCTCTGATTTACTTGGAGGGACTATTTTTAATACTTGACATCTCGATTGGAGGGGATCCATTATTCTTTCTATGAAATTACAAGTAAGAATAAACCTAGTACTTCTTGAAAATGTTTCTATTACATTACGTAATAACCCTTGGGAAGCTAATGGTAAAAAATCAGCCTCATCTAAAACTACTACCTTAAGGGATTTAAAAGAGGCAGTACTTGCAAAGCCTGCCACTTTTTCTCTTATAGTTTCAATTCCTCTCTCATCACTAGCATTTAAAAATAAATAATCACAATCTAACTTATCGATTATAATTTTAGCTAATGTAGTTTTACCACAACCACTTGGCCCGTAAAAAATAAAATTTTGTATATCATCTTGATCTAAATACTTTTGGAGTTTTGATTTAATTTTATCATTACCAACAAACTCATTTAAGTTCTTAGGTCTATATCTTTCATTTAATAATGTGTGATCTTTCATACTTTAATTTTAATTGAATATAATGATTTTTATTATATATTCCAAACTCATTTAAGTATTAATTAAAATTCCCCATCACCATATATATTATATTTTTTAATTGGTTCGGGTTTAACTTCTTCTTTAGTTGTTTTTATAGCATATAATTTACTATCAAGGGGAGCTAATCTATATTCTCCTTTAAATCCTGAGGTTGATAAGTAGGCCTCTAAAGTATCTGTTAAAGATTTGTATACAATCTTTTTAGGATCGTCTACTAAAATCCAATTATCACCTGGGGCATGCCTTGTTGCGATTAGCTCATT